AGGGACTACAGTTCGCGTTAGGTGGGGTTCCTGATCTCATCCCGATACCTTTGCGACCAATAGACAATCAGGACATCCGTGAGTGTTTCAAGCTTGGGAAGATTTCCTTACCCTCCCCCAACGGTGAGTACCGATTGCACAGACTCACTCAAGCTAACGGGGAGTATGATTTTTCACCGATTCATAAGTTAATGGATCTACAGCATGGCGCGACTGTCAATGCTGAGAATCTTGCTGGGCCGAACTATATCTCACCCGATGCCCGAGGCGCTCAAATACAACATGCTTTGATAGAAGCAGTTGTTGCTGCAGATCTTGGAGCCAGATTGTGCAATGACGCCGCAATGGTACCTTGGTATCAGGCTCAACTAGCTGCGCCAGGGATAGACTATGTGGCTGATGTGTTACGCAAGTCGGAAGCTCTCTTTACACAACCCTCGGTCAAGAATTGGCTTGCACATATCACAGGTCTTGCAATGGGAGGAAAGTCCAAGGTCCCACGTACCTGGATATCTGTTAATGACTTGGTAGTTGTCCCGACTCGAGAGCTCAAGGAAGAGTGGCAAGCCAATCTTGGCAAACTTGAGCCCTTGCGACGGGCTACTGTGGTGACGCAACATGAAGCTTTGGTGACGAAGTATGCCTCGCGGTACGTCATCATAGACGAATGTTACGCTTTCGATCCAGAGCACTTACAGGCCATTGCCAACATGCATTCACGGAGCAAAGGTGTCATTACTATTGGTGATAGGAGACAGATATCCAACGTTTTTTCCCCTACTCAGCTGAAACTCATTGCTTCTGACGCACCATGCGTGATGATTACACCAACGACTTTTGTCGGCTGGGATGCGGCGGTCACTTACTTGCACAGCACAGTGACAGACACTTACGTAGAAGATTTGTTCTGCGGTTCTGAGGACCCTGAGGCATTGTGCTATACTCTCACGGCTGACGACACATTGCTGCCTGGAGAAGGTGATGTGGCGATGCAAGGCACGCAGATAGGGAAAGAAATGGTATTGCAACGCGGTGTTAAGGCAGCGACAGTGCATGAGTGTCAAGGGCGACGTTCTGAGTATTCCATCATTCATGGACTCGGGAGAGCATTGGGTGGCGATTTGCGATGGCTGGGTCAAGCAGAGCAGACGGCACATTGCGCCGTCGGATTCACACGGGCACGACGAAAGACAATTTTCGTGGTGGAAGGCGTCTCCGTGCTAACGAATTTCCGGTGGTTTGACGACACGTCAGTCAATGGGAGGTTACCGGATACCGTGATTATGGGTGGCACGTCTTGGGATTTCTGCGAGGTGCGTGCGGAAAGTGAGTCAACTTGGATTCATATACATGAGCCGAATATCATTGAGTCGAATTTGGTAGAACAGCCATTGACAGATCCGGTCACCGTAGCAACTGTGTTCACTGAAGCTGGGGAGCCATTATCAACATCTGAGATTCGCACCAACGTGGAACTAGTTTCTGGTGTGAGTTTTCGTGATGAGGGTATTGCGCACTCTGATGCTTTTGATAATTACACATTCCAACCTCGCGATGTTCCTGGCGCGGACCAGGTTCAGGCACTCACTCGGAGCGTGCCTGACGTACGCACGCGGCCCCAAGATTTTGTGGACGCCGAGGTTATTGTTCAATGGCTTTTTGAGGAAGTTCTTGACAAGAAGTTGTTTTTTGCCCACATAAACAACTCGCGCAGGGCTGCGATTCACCGTCAAACTCGGCAACAGGCAATTGATGGGTCATACGCGAACTATGAGACGGCCGCATCGACGTTGTCATTTGCTTTTTTGAAACCCGAATTCGCCAAGAAACCTTCTGAGATGCGTGATGGTCCTTCAGAGCTCAAGGCTCAAGGTGTGGTATCAGCAAGTGATTTGCAACAGGCCATTTTCGCGGACACGTGTGACGCGTTGACACATGCCTGGGCTAGGGCAATGCAGCCTGGTAAACTTTCACCTGTCGGCCTTCGAGAGGAAGAGGTGGAGGATTTTCTTGCAACATTTGACTCTTCCCTGGAACTGGATATTGAAAAGCAAGATTCATCGCATCGTCCGGTACACATCATTGTAGCCTCGATTTTCCTAGAGATGGCTGCCGATAAGCAGGGTCTTGGGGCATTAGCGAAGGAAATTCGTGATGAGCGCAAGGTTCGGATGATGGGTTCTCCTTTTAAATTTGTTTTAAACAAGGCTCTGGCCTCGGGTGATCCCTGGACTTTGATCATCAACAAAATCATGGCTTTCAGTTCTCTGATCAGTGTAGCCAGACTGAAAGACGTGCGCATTTGTCAGAGTGGCGATGATGTCACCATGGACAGAACCCCAGAGTGGCGGGGTAAGGGGCTCGGAGATCAGAGCAAAGCAAATGCAGGCCTCACATGGAAAATCGAGGAAAGATCACAGCGCAAGGACGGGGTAACTTTCATCAGCCGCGCAGTGTTGCCGC